TACCCCATGTGATAAGACCTAACAGGTCATCGTTAACACCTTCAAGGATACCGTTAGCACCTGAAAGGATGATGTCGATAAGTTCAGCAGAAGCACCGCCGATAGGACCACCCGGTACATTTACACGAGCAGAAGCCTCATCCATGTAAGAAGCTACCAACTCATCAGGCAAGTGCCATGCGATCTGACGGGTGTTACCAACAGATACTGTGTACTCTTTACGAGCAGGAGTAAGAACGTTATCGCAAGAAGCTGCAGTATCTGTCTGCGGCTTGGTGTTGCGATTACGATACCAAAAACGTACTTCCTTCTTGTGACCTGCAAGGTTAGAAGTTTGGATAGGGTTAGCACCAGGACCAGAGGTCAACATAGCGAGGAAACCCTTGAGATCGACTTTGTGGCCGGGATAGGCACCGCCGACTAACGACTTCATGTCGTTCAATAAATATGGAGCAAGACCGTTTGCCATAGTTTTTTAGATAGATTAACGACCAGACGCAATATCATCCAATGCCGCAAGGAACTTGGAAGCGTCTTGGTTTCTGCCATTAACGTTTACGATTGTTTGAGACGGTAACGGCTGATGTGATGCGGCTTGTGGAGTTGCTGCATTTGCAGCCGGGATAGCTAAAAGCTTACTTTCTGCTAACACTTGGTCAGCGAAACTCTTAAAGGATATGGGCGTATTATCCTTATAAAAGTCCATGCCTGACTCGGTTTTCAGACTGATATTATCTTGATCTGCAGAGTATTCCAATCGGATTTTGCTTTCGTTTAGTTTGCGGTTTAGCAATACGGAAGCGGTCTCGATAAGAACATCTTTAGGAATGTCTTTCTCGCCAGCGTAGTTGTATGATGTGAGCAAATTTTGGACAGCTTTTGTCTTAAGCTTTTCTGTCCAATATTGGTCACGTTCTACAGGAGCTGTCTGTAGTTTTGTATTAAGGTCTTTAACCTGCTGATTGAGCTTGCTGATCTCATTCTCTAGCTCTGCCTTATCACTCTTTGTAGAGCTTTGAGCTTTGCGAGCGTGAAGGTCGTTAAGACGTTCAATCAATCTGTTATACTTCTCGGTAGTCTTTTTCTCTTGACGTACCGTCTCTGCTACCTCGCCATCAATACCAAAACGTTCCAACATAGACTCGATATTGTTATCAAGTCCATTAAGTATTTCAGCATGGTAATGGCGGCGTAGGTTTTCGTTATTCCGTGCGGAGTCAGGAGTCAACAAGGAACTGTTGATCTTGTTGTAAACCCCTTCAGGAATACGATAGTTACTAAATTCTGAATTGGAAAGAATGCTTACAATCTCGGGATCGGATGTAGATAGCCCTGCCATTGTAGCCAGTTTTGTGATGAATTCACCTGCAGTAGTTGCCATAAGTTAGCCAGTTTAAGCTACAAAGGTCGTAGGTATATTGTTATAATTTAAGCATTTAGCATAATATAAAAGTATTTTTAATATCTTTGATACAAACCTATTATAATGGACAAACACGATTGCCATTCATTCGTATTCAAGATGTGCGATGAAGTCGCAGCTATCATTTTTGAAGAACAGAGTAAGCTATTAAAGCAGGGAAAATTTAGAGGTCGCCAACAGATTATCGATAGGATAATCAAAGAATGGGATCACTCAAAGCGTGAGCGTAATGACGCTGGAACTGATGCTTTGGAGACTGGGAATATCTGATGTCCACATTCGTAACCTCCACGAAGTACAAGGAAATTATCTACTGTAGTAAACTCGTTCATTCCTTGTGGTAAATTGTACTTTGCGTAGATAGGTACTTTTTGGTCACCAACTATCCCTTTTAAAAAGCCCGGTATCTCGTTGACGTGAAAGTATCCTCCATCCTTTTTAGTGAGATGCTCGCAGAAAGGACGAGTAGTGTCCATGTTAGAGCCAGTATAACGATACCATACAGCCCCTAGATCGGATGCTACAGTTTTGGTATATGTCGCTGAATACTGATTTATAGCATCTTTAGTAAAGGTTCGAGCATAACGGGTAAGACCGCCCGGCGTTGTAGGACTTCCAAGAATACTTTCCCGTAGCTGCTCGGTCATATCAGCGTAATTTCCACCTGTGGTGATATTCTGCTTAAGTATATCCTTTAACTCCGATGTTAACGAACTAGCTACTCCTGTCTCCTGCAGCTGATCGATAGTGATATCGATAGAGATTTTAGTCAGCTCCTTAAGTACTTTGGATGGCTTGAACTTGGTAAAGACAGATGATAGGTACTCATTATTAAGAGTTTCCAAGTCAGCAAAAACACTTGTAAACTTCTCTACTTTAGCCTTGTACTCATCGGTAAGGACGATTCTATTAATCTCCTTGTTAATATCATTAAGTATACGAAGATTAGCTACGTTATTGGTAACCTTACCCAGACCATCTACCTGCAACTGTTTAGTAAGAGATAGCACCCGTTGCCATATCTTCTGCTCGGAGAATGGCAAGTCCTTGACAAACTCCTCTACAGAGCCGTCAATAGTTTTGACAATCTTATTTAAATCGTCTAATGCCATTAGATGCTAATACTCACGTTATTATCATCTGAACTATCATCGCCATTAACATCATCAAGGATATTCCTAGGACGTGACTCAAGTATCCAAGCATCAGCGATAGCACTAATAACCTGCTTTTTCTCCATCATCGTAAGCGTGTAGAACTCCGGAACATCTTCAATAGCCATATCCACAAACTCACGGATATTGCTATGTATAATGTAAGACTTCTTACTGATAGCGTTATTAGAAACAGCTACCAATATTTCCTCGATATTCATACCTGCCAGCGGATCAAGTTCGTAGATATTCTCTAGACGCTCCTTAATCTTCTTATTGGTATTGAACTTCTTTTTAGCGTATTCAAGCTCCGCCGCATTAATAATCAAAGGACTTACCTTGCTGTTACGAAGTTTAGCAATCTCATCTACCAAATAACCTTCAGGAAGGATGTCAAACTTTTCAGGGACGGTTATCATTGGACGTAACTTCTCACGTTCCTCATAATCAGGAAGGATACCACCATAACGATAGTCAACAACGATACGTGCAATCTCATCCTCAATACGTACACAATCTTCAGCGATTGAGTAAACGAAGTTATTAAGCTCGGCACGGTCAACCTCTTTAGCAGTCCCCGACTGTGACAAAGGAACTGCGGCAAGGAACTCCATGTTCAAAGCCGATAGAGCATGATAGATATGATCGTGAACCCTTTGATCCTGCAACTTTGCAATATCAATAGGCTTGGTCAAGTATCCTGCAGGAGGTATCGGAGTTGATGGATCACCCAATGATGCCTGCTTAACTGTTATGTGTTCATAAGGATTGAAAGGAAAGAAACCTTTACCATTACAATCACGGCACTCAATAGGGCTGCTTCCTGCTTTAGGAAGTACGCCTGTACCTTGACAAGCGTTACATTCCTTACCTTGAATAGCCCACATCGTACTATGGATGTGCTGTACTACCTCCGCCTGCAGATCGCTCCATTCACGAGCCGCCTCGTTTAATGATGGAACGATAGGACTTATACGGCTAGTATAAAGAGCATCATCGATACCGTCACGAGTGATAACGCCAAAGGTCTTTACGCATGGAACGTATCCCAAACCGTGAAAAAACTCGGTAGCTGAAAAGTCACCCTTTGCGTTTATCTGCTCGTACTTTACAATGGACTCACGGTCAACGGAATAGTAAACAGCACCTTTATAATTACGGTTACCGCTGCGGTAGGTTGACTCCTCAATCGACTTGAGAACTGCCAGCTCATTATGTACATAGTCCATAACCTGCGGACTATTGAATAGCATCGGATAAGGCTTAAAGTATTCATTAGACTCTCGAACTACGTTCAACGGAGCTACCATAATGATAGCGTTAGCATCCATTAGGTATTGGTTAAAAGCCACCGACCAAAACCAGTTATCCAAACTACGGTACTTTGGGAACTCATCCGTCAAGTAGTACGATGGTCGCTCCTCGCTGATGACCATCGGAGGTACTACCGTCTCATCAAAGCTGATAGTATAGTCCTGACTTTTGCGTATCTTCTGTAAACTGTTGAATATCTTACTTACAGCCGCTTGTGTTTTAGGAACGTATATCTTCTCACGGTATTTCTTTATTGTCTCCGACTCACCGGGACGGCGTTCCGAGATCAACTCCTTTGGAAATTCACCTAAAGCATGAGTCTTTATAGATTGATATTGCTTAACAGTTTCAGCGTAAAACTGATGACGTTTACCACCAATGTGGTATTGGCTGATGTCGATTATAGCCATTAGATTTTTCTTCGTTCTTTAATGATACGGCTTTTATTTTGTAATTGGTAAGGCTGTGCAGCGATACCCAAAGAGCTATAGTAATGCTTAATAAGACTATCGTAAATCTTTTTAATATGGTTAGAGGTGAATGCACCTCCAACAGACAAAGCATAGAAGTCAGCAATATGACTGCGGCTATGCTGTTTAGGAAAGTAGCGAGGTTCCCAATACGAAGGTTCCCACGGTGACTGATGCAGCTGTATTCCTAGCTTCTCGATGGCTATCATAAAGAACGCCTCATCTGGGAGACCAGCACCGAAAGCCGCTACCTTAACCTTTGGTTTAGCGTAAACCTTACGAGCTTCGGCAAAGACTTTAGGAGTTCCCTCAAAGTATACCATCTCGCTACTGATATCGTAGAACTCATCCAGCTTGTAAGCGTCTCCAACTTCCGACAGGGAAACCCATCGGCTCAATGTGCTATCAGCCGATGATACCCTACCACGATTGATCATGGTAAACTCTATCCCGTCAAGCTCTCCTAATAGGTCCATAGGACTACGGAAGTTATTCCATAGCATATCCACGTCCATAAACAGCGTCTTATCGAAAGGAGTAAGCTCATCAAGGTACAACTTCACCCGATAAGGATCACCACCGACTAACTTACTTGGAAGCTCTATATTCTGCGTAAATGAGTCCTGTTGCCATCCTTCCAATAGCTTAAAGCCTTGTCCATCATGCAGGATAGCAATAGGTAAGTCAGGAGCTAAACTCCGTAGACTTACAAATAGATTGAAAGCCATGTGGGAGTAATACGGATGACCTGTCGCCAATAAAAGTATGCCTCTTTTATCCTGCATTGTTATTGTATAGTTCGTCATTTTGTTTCTGCATATCAATACGAGCTTGAGCCGCTGGCCAGTTGCCTAGCGTGTCCGGCCATTCAGGTTCGTAGTCTCCATCGGTGGAGGTGTAGTAGTTGTTAGTATTGGTAAACTGTCCGATGCGAACAGTGTCAGACAATACGGCCACCCGTAGCCAATCGTGAGTATGCTCATCTGTATAGTCGATGAACAGAGTGTAGATTTTTCCTGTATTGGCTTGGGTAACGGTGTACTTTCCATCGGCATCAGTATAGCGTTTGTTACTACCTTTATATTTAGGGTTAATCATCATGGCTCTAACCCTAGCCCCTACTTGGAAGTTATTAGCAAAGTGAAAGCCGAAAGCATCCGATCCGTTAGAACCACCAACCCATAGCGTACAATCATCACCATCCAATATCTCGATACAATTAGAACAGTACTCTGCCATCTGTCCCGGAACGTAGGCAGTAACAATAAGGCTCATATTTTCAAGCTCTATCTTCGTTCCGTTAGTTCCCGTAGATTGAATACGTATAGCTAGTTTAGATGCGTTTCCAATAGTATAAGGCCAATTGACAGTACCTTGATATTGAGTTCCTGCCGATGGACTTGTCACCAATGTTAGCTCATAACCTGTAGCACTATCGTAAAGCTGAATGCGAGTAAAGCCCGTATATTGAGCCAGAACCGTAGTAAAATCGTAATCAATAACGGTAAAGGTATTACCTGCAAAGCCCTGCCATGTGGTAGGGTTAGCCTCTACATAAGCCGTTAAAGGTATGCCTGATTGAGTTAGCACTAACTTACCGCCAGTGATAGCCAAACTACCAGAGGTTACTACCGATGACGGCCAATCCGAACCACCGATGGCTTGCGTAAAGTCAGGATCAGAAATAAGTTCCTCACTAACATCATAACCGCAAGCGTCATAAAAACAAAGCTCATAGCAACTAGGATCGACAGAACCGAGCTGATAGTTAAGAGTAACCCAGTCCTCATCGTAGGTAAGATAAGAGCTTAAATCATAGTCAGTAGCTCCTTTGGTGTCACGAAGCACTACGCTAAAATAGTTGCTGTAGACAACTACGCTAACTTGAGATATTGTACCGTTAAAAGCTGCGTTAGCCGATAAGGTTAGGTTATCGTTATTATAGTCACTATCGTAAAAATAGTAAAACCCATTGGCGGTAATGCTACCTTTAGAACTATCAGTTACAATATCCAACTGCCCTGCCGTCATATTGGTAACGTTAATACCAATACGGATATAAGCTCCTGCAGGCAAAGTGTTAACAGTACCTACTAAAGTAGATGCCGTCCCTGCTACCTTTGTAACGGTAGCGTCTCCATTATTTAACCACAAAGTAGGATTAGCTGTAGTCCAATCACCGCCTGACCAACTATTCAGCTTTACACTAATGCTATCAATCCAACCGTTATAGGCAGGAGGTAAGCCGTAGTTCTCAAATCTAATCTTGGTATTAGAACCACCTGCCACCATCGTAACGGTATAAGTTCCGGGTGAATTGAAATAAGTAGGATGTAGCGTACCTCCCAGCAATAACTTTAGCGATGTATTTGTATTGCCGCCAATGGTAAAGGTAACATCGTAGGTATTACCTGCACTAACTACTCCTGATTGTTCTAATGATTGTCCGAAAGCAGAGAACTGAATACGCTTATTAGTAGCATCGTAGGTAGCTCCTGACAAGGTCCATCCTGTAGCGTTACTAGTGAAATTGCCGTTAGTCACCAATTCACTATTGGCATTTATAAAGTCATCATCAACGATCTGATTGTCACCATTACCGCATGGAGTCTGTTTCCATTGCGCCATCAGGTAATCATTGGTAGTATATAGCGTACAGGCTCTATCGTATGGCGTTTTGCAGTCGCTATCCGTAGGCCAGTCGGTACGCCATGTAAGAGGCTGATTATCTATAAATTGTATTGCCATCGCTAATTAAAGAAAATGAAGTCTCACCACCGTAGTGGTCGAATTTAACATTTTCTATCCAGCCTCGGATAGACTTATTATTCAACAAAGGTACTTCAATTATTCCACTTTTTGAAGCCCTAATACCTTGATAGTCAGAAAGTGTCAGGGGATACTTAAAATCCACCTTTACACATTTATAGCCTTCAGGATTAACTACCGAAAGGATACCTCCGCCCTCATCAATGGCATCGCAACGGAATTTAGTTTGGAATGGAAGTACTTGGTAACCAGCAATTGTTCCTACTGTTACCGTTTCAGCTTCCAAATAAACCGCCACATATTCCGTAGATAGCATATAGGTTATCCAACTGGATGATAGGATAACGTTGCCATTGGTGGTCACATTTATCCAGTTACCAAAGAAGTCGTCAATTTTATTATTGGTGCTATCAAACTTCTGAAAGTTAACACGAATTCTAATGGATGGTGAAGCACCTAAAGTTGTTAGTTGAATCCATATTAGGATATCACTACTAAAAGTATATCGACCGTTGGCAGGAGCTTCGTAGTAACTCAACGCAGCCGATACGGGCTGTCCTTGAGTAGTAGAACCGCCGTAATTAGTGCCGGGATCGTTACCTAAAGTGTAGTCATCATCGAACCTCAATGGTCCGATAGGTATGCCAGTACCCGGAGTACCGCTAATTAATGTAGTACCAACTACAGCAGCATTGGTCATCACTGCCTCAAATCTGTTAGCACTGGCGTTAAAGAAGTTACTAGCAATATTGTTAGGAAAACTATCCGACCAACGATTAAGGACGTTGACATTATTTAGCGTCTCATTGTAGAAATGGTGACCAAGACCAACCCAATCAGAACTTATAGTCCTATTGGTGGCAGGATCATAATGTATAAGGAATACATCCTCATCATAAGACTCATAGCCCGAAAGAAGCTCCAAGCATAGGTCGATAGAACTATTTGATACTACCAAAGAGCCTACCAAGTCCATCGTGCTTTCTACGTTGTTAGTACCCTCAAAGTGAAAGGTCTCCTCACGGAAAGCTATCAAACTTTGTACATCAGGAAACGTCATCGTAGAAGTAGTCTCAAACTTTTCAGAGCCTACCTTGACGTTGGCGTAAAGCAAAGACTGATCGATATTTAAAAGTACCTCATCAGGTGGGGTAGGAATGGTAAAGGTATCGGAATTATTAAACCAATAGGCGTTAGGTTCTAACTTCATCACCGGACTTGTGATACTTCCAACCATTGCAAACCTTACGTTAAATCGTTTTTTTAAGTCGCCAAATAGCTTCTGAAAGCTCATTCGAGGGCTAACAGTATGGTCATGCTCATAAAGCTCATGACCTCCGACTATACAATAGTCTGCAAACTCACCGCCAGTATCAAAGCAGACGGACTCAAAGCCTACCGTTCCGTCAGTCATAAAGTCAATATAATACTTGATGACATCGTATACCTTATAAGCGTTTCTCTTTTGAGCATAATAAGTACCGTTGGAAACCTTATGCATCTCCAACTCAAAGTAAGTAGGAGCTACGATAGGTACTTGGTTCTTACTTAATGTAACATCAACCGATGACTCTATATTCTTATTGCTTTTTATCTTACTAAAAAAGCTAGTATCATCGACCTTAAACTCTACCGAGTTGTTTATCAGTTTCCATTTGCAATCTGTATGGAAGATTGTACCGCTATGGATAAGGACATATCCTACCGTTCCATTACGCTGAAAGATGTCAAGGCTTGACGTGCCAAACTTATCCGCATCCCATGCAGCCTTTAAGGCAATGTATAAATCCTGACCGCCATAGCTTGCTAGTTTTATGTCGGCATCAAAGACCAGTCCACCTGTGAAGTCATCACGCTTAATGGAGCTGGCGATATTATCCCATCCATCAGGCTGATTGATTACTTCTGTGCCGTTAAAGTAGAACTTATACACTATCTTCTTGGATTATAGGAGTCCGCTATCATTGCTGCAAGTTCGCCTATGTTCTTAACATAAACGCCGTCATTCTTTTTCATTATACGTCCCAAAGCATAGAGATCGGAGGTGTCCATCTTTGCCATTACAGGACGTGCCTCGCTGCTAGAGTAGTCGCCTCGAAGCTTTAAGTTAACAAAGTTATTGATGTCATCAGGCTTAATCTTACCGTGATAGATAGCCTTAATAGCAGGATGGTAACGTCTGTTAGTCTCCGTAGGGATAACAGCCTCGCCGGGCTGAAGCAACGCCAGCTCTGTATCCTCACTACCCACTCCACCAACAGATAGAGTACCTTTCTTGTACTTTGGTAATGGCTGTGCAAGAACAGCAGCGGCTTGGACTGCTCCTAAAGCAATATAAAGAGGTATCAATGTTGGCATACCTTCAGCAGCAGCCTTGGTAACAGCTACAGCCGTATTTATACCAATATTAAATAAAGCGGCCGCTCTATTGGCAAGGTCCTGCTTCTTCTTAATCTCAATAATCTCTTTCTCGGCTTTCTTTTCAGCGGCTACACGTTGTTTAGTTAGCCTTTCTTGTTCGAGTTCGAGTTCCCTTTTACCGATCTTACGGTTTTCATAGCTTTCATTGAGGGCCTCTTCCTCTTCGGTGATGGCTTCGAGCTGGGCATCTTTGAGTTCTGTAACACGGTCGATACTATCTTGAAAGAATTGGTCTAGCTGTTGAAAGGCTATATCTAATCCTGTAGTTATAGCGGCTGAAGCAAGTTCTTCCTTTAGTTCTTTTGCCTTTTCTTTAGTTGCTTCAAATAATGCTATAGCCTTTTCATCAGGAGCTTTAAATGGATTGATAGGCTTTAATTCGTCAGTAGCATCATTAATATCTTTAATAGCCTTTTCAAAGGGATCTTTAGTAGGTATTTTAACTATCTCATCTGCCTCTGCATTCTCCTTTAGCTTAACTAAAATAGCAGTAGTATCTTTACCGAACTTCTCATAAAGTGCTAACTGCTTTAAAAGCTCCTCACGGGTTGCAATGGTAGTCAGTACCTTTAGCTCATCTTCGCTCTTTGCGTTTAGCTTTATTAGGTTACGAAGTTTATCGTAGTAGTCAGTACTTTCTTTTAGCTGCTTATCAAAGTCAGCCTTTACAGCATTAGCCCTATCATCTGCCTTCTTCTTATTCTCTTCTTTTAATCCTGCTGTAGTCTCTGCCTCTAACTGTAGAAGATCATTCTTAAGTAGTTTGCCCTGTAGAACTATATCCTTGTTATAATCTTCTCTTTCCTTAATATCTAACCTTAATTGTTCACGCTTTTTCTCGGCATCTTCTGTTCTAATAAGTGAGTATTCAAATTCCTTTTGTATAAGTTCATTTAAAGCTTCAGTATTAGCCTTTGCTCGCTGGTTTAAAGCTGATTTTTGAGCTTCAATACGTTGCTTTTCTAAATCAGATAACTCCTTAATACCTGCACCTTCAGCCTTGCGAATTGCAATAGTAGTCTCTATGTTATCAATATTCTCTTGACCTATTCTTTCTACAATATTTAATTGATCACTATAGTTTCTATTTATATCATCTGTTTCATCATTTAATCTTTCTACCGCTTCAGCCGCCTCATCAGCATTGTCAGCAAATATTAAGAACGCCCCAGCTACAGCAGTAACAGCAACAAGTAAAGCACCTATTGGATTGGATGCTATGGCTACTTTTAATGTATTGAAAGAAGTAGTAGCAGCTGCGTTGGCAGCAGTTTGAGCCTCTGTTGCTACAATACCCGCAGCCGTAGCCTCTGTATTAACTACCTGCGCAGCCGTAGTCAATCCAAATGCAGCCTTGACAGATGTCAAACTATCTTTAAGTTGTGCAAATTGCGATAGCCCACCAAAGATATTCAATGCACCCTGAAACTGTGAAGCTATTTTAGTAGCCGTTTCAGACTCTACACCGAAAGCCTGCAAAGCTCCTGTAGCTACTTGGAATACGCCAGCAATAGCACCTCCTAAATTTTGAATAGCTTGGAACTTACCCTCTGGAGATACAGCGGCTATGTTCTTATTAATATTCTGTATTTCACTACCTAATTGATTAGCCTTTTCAGCAGCAGCAACAGTTCTAGCATCTAAAGCACCGAACTGTAAAGTAAGATTTTCAACCTCTCTAGTTGCCTCCTTAAACTGCTGACGCAAACTCTGAAAGCTGTTGCCAGTCTTTGCAATCTCCTTACTAGCATCAAGGCTCTTGGCTAACTGATTGTCACCCTTGATACCCTTGACCGCCTTGTCAAGCTTCTCGAACTCTTTGGTAGTCTGCTGTACACCCTTATTAAGAGACTGTACGTTCTGCTCGTTAGTCTTTCTAAACTCATCAGCCACTTTCTGCTCCACCACTCCGAGCTTGGTCAATAAGTCAATAGTAGTCTGTAACCCTTGCGTGTTAGCTTCTATGTTAATGACGACTGTTTCTGCCACGACTTAACTTTTCTAACTGCTCCAATAGCAGGTAATATTCGTAAACGTTAAGTTTGTTAGCATCTAGACCGAACTCCGTTCTGATTCTAACACTGATAATAAACCGGGATTCAGCTGACCGGATAAAACTTTTGATAGCACTTTCTCTAACTGTTTCCCCGACACCGCTTCCACCGCCTTCAAATAAGTCTCTAAACCGCTCTCCGATAAGTCGGGAAAGCTGACCATATCCTTTAGTGGGGTCTTGAAAAAAAAAGCGGGCAAGCCCTCATCCTCTTTCCATCGAGCTATCTTCTCCTTTGCGTATTCAGGATCGTATCGGTATGGTGACTCATTACGGTCAAAGAACGCAACAGCTGCCAGTTCCCAAATGATAGACTCGGTAGGGATAGCAAAGTTAATACGTTCCCGCATAACATTGATCATGTCCGCTACTTCCGTAATCTTAATGGGATTGGCATTGATGGTATTCTCTAGTGCTGTAAGCCATGCCGTCATAAACTCGGGAGAGGTACGCATAGACCACTTCTCATAGATAGCCATCGCATCTAACGCCCTGCCTGCAAAGCTGTTGAATATATCGTGCATCTGGTAGTACTGTACACCGCCCGAAACGAAAGCAGGACGGATAACGTGACCTTCGTCTACTACCCAATGATCATTGTTCTGTTGCTGTTGAGTTGTCATTTAGACCTGATATTTTCTGTATTAAACTATCGAGATTATCTCTATGTGCTTCAATCTTTAACTCTATCTGTGTAGGAACTATCCGCCGCCCCTGTTGTGTCCATCCGCTAAAGGTTATCTTTAGCTCCCTGCCATTCATGTCCTTCTTAACCTTTGCTACAGTCCTGTTAAGCTTGTACTCAAAGCCTCGACCGCCACAAATCTTACAAGGTCCTACATATTCAAAACCGTTTCTTTCTAATGCTTCTTTAAGAATTTCCATATTTAGTAACTGAATTGATTAGTGCAACTAATCCCGAAAGCCCCAACACATACAAGGGGTAAACTAATAACGACTCCTGCGTGGCTGGCATCAGCATCCAATAGAAGTAAGTTGAATGTACCGATGCCATGCAAGGAGGGCAAGTAAACAATGGCTTACTCCAATACTCGCCAAAGCTCTGGAGTGACCATAGCCGGAAACGGTAAAGAACCATCTTGCTATCCTTATCCACCCCATCATCATCACAGAAGTCCAACTCCCGATCGTCCTGATGGCAGAACTCAAAAGCAGTAGCCTTGTTAATCCCGAAGATAACAAGACTATTGGCTAGTGCCATTGCAAAGAGTTCGGTCCATTCCATCAATCGTAGACTAATGTAGATTTAACCATCTTTAGCACGATGCAGAAGTAACTGTTGCCATCGATGGTAAGCTCTTCGTCACCAATGACCGCATCGCCTGTAGTGTCAGCACTAAAGGTAAGCCGATAGGTTCCCGACCATTGATTAAACATCCCATCAGGGAAGTATGTCGTATCTATGGTCCACGTCCCGTTACCCCCCACCGGGCTATCGATGTAGTTGTATTGGATGCCATTGGCATCCTCAAGGATCATCGTATACGGCGTTGCAGCGGTTAAGCCCGTGTCAAAAGAGTACTCGTCCTGACAGGCAGGGACGGCTACTTCATAACATAAGTCACAGATATTGATGCTCATACCTACAAAGTTAGTACAATTTATTGGGATTATAATTGTAATAATACAATATATTGTCGTTCATGACCTCGGACTGTAAAACTTTAGCCTTGCATATCCTCATAGCCCAATCCGTATCCTCTCCAAAGCTTTTGTTAACAAACTCAAACCGTGCCGCTATTTCCCGTTTCATCGGGTTAAGATGGTTCGGTGGCCGCTCATATCCTCGTTGGCTCGTTCGGTAAACGCTGTTGCTAATGGTATGGTAGAACCTCCGCTTTACAGTTCCCCTATTAGGTATCCTCATCGTTATCTCCCCGACTATCCCCACCACGTCAGGATCAAGCTCCAACGACCGAAGGATAACCCGGAGATAGTCTCTGTGGATCATATCATCATCATCGATGAAAGCGACATACTTCCCAGTTGCCAGTTGGATAAGTAGGTTACGCTTCTGCCCGATGCTCATCTGACGGTCATCGCAGAGGCTACAGATTTGTACTTTTCCTTCTGCGTTTAGGTTTGACACCTGCCTGTTGATCTCCTTTATCAGGTTGCCGAACATCTCCTTTCGGCTTGTCAGCGTTGGTATCAGTAGGCTCAATAACGGTTGTGAGTCCGAAGTTATTGGACTTCCTTCGCTCGTAGGTTCGTTTGTCGTCATGGTAAAGATCGTTATCACGTTGGTTCAAAGTGTCAACCCGTCCGTGTCCCCATATGGGGTGCTGGTGACGGATGATGACATCAGGAAAGTAAGTCTGTTTGCCTAACTGATTGGCAACATCCATGAATTCATTATCGCACCAAAGGGCTTTGTATTCAGGATTGTAGATATATCCAAACTGCTGATAGTACCGTCTGCCTAGGATGCAAAGAGTATTAAGAGTATCCTTTGCATAGCCATCATTGTACCAAAGAACCCCGTCAAGGTCAGGATAGAACTGATGCATATCATCCATGATCCTAGCGTCCCATCCTTTAACTTCCGGGACCATGTCGTCAGATGCAAGGACAATGATGTCGTACTGATCGGCAACCTTATCAAGTCCGTAATTGATGGCAGCTATCTTACCTGAAGGCTGCATGATCTCATACCGTAGGTTACCCCACATCTTTAGCGTATTTATAACGTCATTCTGCAACATCTTTGTATCATCGGCATCGATGGTAACAAGGAAGCTCACGTTATCGGTAGAGCGTAGATGTTGGTAGACGTACAGCGTCTCCAAAAACTTCTTTGGCCGTGACCGTGTTGGCCACTTGACTAATATTTTCATAAGGTACTGATGTAGGCTTTAAATATAGGAATATTAAAAAACGGTTCTCGACCGTATCGGGTATTCTTTTCAACAATAGGACTGGCCATAACCACATCCCTACGGATGATGGCGATAGTATCCATCGAGGCATTGACGATGCAGAATAGGTCAGCTTCGCTCGTTCGTTTGCGGTACTCAATGTCTATCGTTTGGAAGTTCCTTTGCCACCGTCCACGATCCGTCCATCCTAGCTTTCGTTGGACCTCTATCTTGACCTCATCGTCTCCCTTGTACATTACAAAGTCGTAACGACCGTACTCATTAGGCTGTAAGTCAGGATGCACATCGGAGGTATACCACTTCAGAAGGAAGTCATAGACGACAGCCTTTGTAGGCTTATCGTAGGTCTCAAATAAGAACTGACAGAAAGGTTTAGTTTTGATCATCGTACTTATGCTCTTCAATACGTCTTATATGGTTCTCCAAGATAAACAGCCATGCATCACCGTAGCTACTAAACTGATAAAATAGATTACAGTACACCCCGTCCATCCTAGCCCTTTCCGGTTGCTCGCTGTCAGGATAAACATAGAATAGCTTATCATAGTAAGTAGGCATACTCAATAGACTCTTATCAGGTTTTTATGAAAGGTGTTAAAGGTATATCTGACCGCATCCAGCAAGTGCGAGCGGTGTTTGTCTTTAGCCTTATCGATGTCGCCATTGTCGTTGACTTCCACGTAAAGTAAGTCATCGATGGTCCACGTCATCGATGGATCGAAGTAGACCTCATGGTTCTGCAGGATACTGTTAGTCAATACCTGACTGTCGCTGATAGCTGGGTTAACTGATGGTACTTTAAGCTGCCCTGAATTAAGGCGAAGCTTCTCACGGATAACCGAATAGTAGTTAATGTTACCAACGGTAAGAGCAGACCTAGCCTGACCGCTGGCGTCACCAGTCACCATAAAGACAGCATCTGGATAGACCGTCCGTACCTGATCGCATAGCTCGTAGATGTTCGAGTTGGATAGCCTAAACTCACGAATAAAACGTATCTGACCGTTAATATACTGACTAGCAACGCAGGTGATAGGATCAACGTTAAAGTCGAAAGATAGGTAAAGATAATGACCGCTCTCGTACTTGACAGGCTTGACGTGCCGGTTCTTATCAAAGCAATAAGCGAAAGGCTTGTTAGATAGATCGACATCCTCTGCCAGATACTCACAGGAGAACGTCAACGGATCAAGCTCCGCCTTCGCAGCGTCAACCTCTTGTGGATCGATATAAGGATTGTCATAGGTAGTAAACTTCCACGACTTCCAATCGTCTAACCTATCCTGATAGTTGTAAAGCTCTTTAAAGAAAGTCCGACCGAACTGCGGAGTACTAAAGAACCAAGCCGATCCTTTATAGTCTGTTAGCGTTGGTCGGATGGATTGTTTCCAAGCTTTCTCAAAGTTCATCCCCTTCTCGCACTCATCGATTAGGACTAGGTGATACTTACGACCTCGACCGCTGTCAGGATTATCGAACGACCATACATCCAGCTTACCACCCGTAACCGTCTTAATCTGTTTGAGCGTGCTATCCTTGCTAACGATGATAGGCTGCAGTCGCCAACCTATCTCGTTCCACCATTCAGATGTATCTTTGTAGGTAGGACCAAAGTAAGCTACCGACTCACCTTTGCACAAAGCCTCCGCCGCCTTATAGATTGACAAGGTAGATTTTCCGAACCTTCGGCCGCAACGAAGTACACAAAAGCGTTTAGCTTCCTTCAGTACCTGAACTTGGTTGAAGTGGGGTTTTTGCAGTTGTATGGATAAACTTTTGGTCATTATCCCAGTTCACCACGATGCTGACCGAGGTGTCGTTAGTGTTAGTGTTTTCGCTGCGTGCCAGCTTTGGCTTGAAATATTCGAGCAGTTTTAAGTAAGCATCTAAAAACTTCTCATCTTCTAGAGTTGCCAAAATTCGGTTAGCACGTTGCGTATGAACGCTCATGAATGCTTCCTTAATAACTTCCCATTCTTGCGTCCTGACGTTCTTGGAGCCAGCAGGACGACCGTTAGGATTGTTTGTCTTACCCTTTGGTAAACCCATTTTGTAGGTGTTTGAAAACTACTTATTTAGCAAAGATAAGGTTTTCCGCATTACGATGCACCAAGATAAATCCCATACCAAGCCCGGTAATCCATTCGGTTATCTGCGGTGCTTTGTCATCGTACTCGATGCAGATCATTCGGAGTTTATCGAAGTTGGCTAATGGAAGTGACCGTAAGAGGTTGTAGTTCTGTCCTTCCACATCGATGGACACAAAGTCGTAATCAAAACCAAACTTCATGCAGAACTGCTGTGCCCTGATCGGCATGACAAAGAAAGATCTCCAGTTCGGGTGAGACTTCCATTTAACGAGGTGCTGGGTATCGGTGGTGCTGATGGCATCTCCCATGCTGTCATAAAAGGCGACAGGTTCGGATTCGGAGGTTGTGATGGCTGCGTTGACCAAAGTTACCTTATCGGCATAGTCGACCGTGTTGGCCATAAGTTGGGTAAAGACTATCGGACTTGGTTCTACCAGTGTGCCGGTCCATCCCTGTTCTAGTAAAGCTCTTGAGTTTGAGAGTCTTACGCCATCATAAGCCCCGATGTCTAGAAAGCGTCCGATTTGTGAGCCAAAATAAGCCGTTATAAGAGCTTGTTCGTCGTTTTGTGAGTAGTTTGTCATCTTCGCAAAGATAATGCGTTAAATCGAAGTTCTGATATGTTTTAGAGCATTTTTTCAATGAGGTAATGTTCATCCGAATTAAGCTGATGGATTACGGCCTCAATTTTGTCTCCATTTTGGATAGACATCCCTCCATTGGAAATAACACGGGTAGCGATGTGGTCGTAGCTTCCGATATGTAGCACCCTGCCAGTTCGGGGAGTTACCCATATCTCAAACTGGTCATTTTGGGCTACCAATTTAAAATCTGCGTTTTTTAGGTTTTTTCTCATGTTATTAAATGAATGGTTTTTTCGTTTATTTTCATTTACTT